CGACGCAAGACACACGAGGAGTACGAAGAGAAGTGTCCCTCCTTTAAAGCTAAGTTTAAAAAAATAGAGGGGCCGACTGTTTTTATTCTATCCGGCGCAGGAATGATAGCGGGCGCATGTTTACGGTTGTTGGAACAGCTATCTCATAATCCCGTGACCGTTCTTTATATACAGCCTGATATAGCCCTGCTGGGTGAGACTCAGACTATTCAAGAAAGAATTGTTTATAATGTATTACAAGAATATGCGCGGTCAGGGATGTTAGAACGTATCTATTTGATGTCTAATTCTAAAATTCAGGAAGGCATCGGAGACCTCCCCATTCGTGGTTATTATGATACTATAAATCAGGCCATCGTCAACACGTTTCACATGTTAAATGTTTTTGGACATTCCGCCCCGGTGCTCGGGACGTTTACAGAGCCCGCCCCCATTTCTCGCATTTCTACGATGGGCGTTTTAGATGTAGAAAAAAATGAAGAAAAGTGGTTTTTTGACTTGCAAATACCACGAGATGTGGTATACTATTATGGTATCAGTAAAGAAGAGCTGGAGACGGATGGCAAGTTGTTTAAGAATATTACCGATTTTGTAAAAAGCAACATCGATGATAACATAAACGTGTCTTATGGAGTGTATGAAACAGGCTATGAACAAAAATATTGTTATTGCGTTAAGCACTCTTCTGTGGTACAATCTTATATAGAACTTTTAGGCGATCAGGATATTGGCTGATCGTACTCTAACCCAATGAAAGGAAAATAACATGGGTATTAATGTAGAAAAGATGCGAGCAAAGCTCGCTAACGTTCGCGGCGAAGGCGGCGACAAGGACACCTTTTGGCGTCCTATCGATGGAGAGCAGAGCATTCGTATTGTTCCGACCTCCGATGGAGACCCCTTTAAGGAGAAGTGGTTTCATTATAATGTGGGGACGAACCCCGGATTTTTATGTCCTAAGCGGAATTTTGCGGAGGACTGTCCAGTTTGCGATTTCGCATCGCAGCTGTGGCGAGAAGGCGTGGAGAGCGATGACAACGAAAGCAAGAAGCTTGCTAAGAGTTTGTTTGTTCGGGCTCGATTCTTCTCCCCCGTCTTGGTACGTGGCGATGAAGAGAAAGGTGTGCGCATCTGGGGCTATGGCAAAATGGCCTATGAAAATTTGCTGACTCTTGTACTCAACCCAGAGTATGGAGATATCACGGACCCGGAAACGGGTACGGATTTGACCATGGTATATGGGAAGCCCCCAGGAGCCAGTTTCCCGCAGACAAAGCTTACGCCTAGGCGCCGAAGCTCTGAGCTGTGTGAAGACATGACTCCCGAAAAGTGCTCAGAGTTGTTGGAATCGATTCCCGATTTTGATGACCTGTTCGATCGTAAGACTACGGCCGATGTGAGTGCACTATTGGACGGCTTTGTTAATGGTGGTGTAACGGACCCGGAAGGCGTATCTTCCCAGACCGAAAAGTACACCACCACTTCCACCGTGGAAACTGATACTGAAGAGTTGAATGCAGTAGACGCTGCATTTGCCGAGCTGGGCTCACTATAGCCTAGCGCTCTCCACCCACAGGGAGGCACAGGGTCATCAGGTGTCTCAAAAAAATAAAAATTTAGGTTGACATACACAACCATAACCGGTATGATAAAGATATAACTAATTGGAGCCTTTACAATGGCAATGAAATTTAAGTCTATGGACACCACCCCCGATGTAGAAAAATTGTTTGATATGATTTTTCCCTCTCTTGGCTATACATCAGAATATGCGACAGGAGATGTTTTTGACAACTCTGCCGATGCTGATGCCACGGAGATCATTCTAACCATCATAGAGGCCGCAGACAGCGCTCAGATTGATAGCTTGGTGTTCGCAGACAACGGGAAGGGAATGGACGCGCCCACGCTTCAACAGGCATGCCGTTTCGCAGGTACGACTCCTCATGCTATTGAAGACTTGGGTAAATACGGAATGGGCGGTACCGCTGCCTCGTTTTTTCTGGCCCAAACCAAGCGCATCCTTACCAAGGCTGTGATCGGGGCACTCCTGGGTGCACAGGTAAATATCAAGGGCCGTAAAAACCTCAGCTTTCACAACATTGCAGAGTTTATTCCTATTAATGAAGAGTGTGAAAACATATTTTATAAGTTTTTACCAGGGGGAACCTCTCAAGAATCGGGTACCGTCATCTATCTAACTAACATTCGCACTGAGCGTTTAGAAGTAGAGACTGCTGCTCTTATGAAGAATCGTCTTTTAAAATTCTTGAGCGAAAGCTTTCGGCCCCTTATCGATGCGGGCCTAAAGATTACCGTTCAGGTGGTGAAGAAGGGCAAAGGCGTTAAGACCACTGATGTTGTTACAGGGTACGACCCTCTTTATCGAGACCACCCGGAGTGTCTTGTTGAGACGGGGACAGAAACAATTCAGTTCAAGGGCTCTTCGATCGATTTTAATTATTCTCTTTTGAAGCCACGCGAGTGTTCTCGGATTGACCGAGAGCGCGGCCGCCGCAACCGGGGGGGCGATGAAAGCAAGGCCATGCTACAAGATACTGGAGCTTATTTAATTAGGGGCCGTCGACAGATTGTGGGCGCCTCCACTCTTTCGGGATTGTGGGGTCGTGACCCTCAGCTGTGTAACGCGCGCTTTGAGATAATCTTTACTAGTGAACTCGATGATCATTTTGGGGCCACTGCACAAAAAAATAAAATTAATCTAAGCGCCGAGTTGAAAGAGGCCTTGAGGCCACTCACCAAGAAGCTTAAAAAGCGCGCCCGATTGCGCTGGCAGACTCCGTCCAAGAAGAACAGTCAGAAAGCTGCCACCGTTGAAGATCGTGAAATCAAAAAGATTGTAGATCCTAAAAACGCTGGGAGCGTGGGAGTTCCTAAGAGAAAGCCCACTCCTAATCCTGCTGGTGGCCGCGGCCCCGACAAGGGCAAGCGAGCAGCTAAGAAAAACCCTGGCACCGGCACCAACAAGCCCTATAAGAAAATACGCACGAGCCACGTTAGTGCTACTTCGCCGGGTGCTCACCCGTATTGGTATGACTTCGACAACAATGGGGAAATAGTAATTTGGATCAACGATGCACACCCCTTTATTAGAGAATTTTATACACAGGCTAGTGATGAAACTCAAACAGCGCTCCTGAGAGGCTGGCTAGCAGGCTCTCTAGCAGAACATAAATTTTATGAAACTGATACAGCTGACCATCTTAGTTCGTATAAGAATGAATACGCCAACAGTTTGACGGCCATTTGCGTGGCCAAGTAAGGAGAAGAGTATGGAATTGCTACCCGCATTCGCATTTTTTATGGGCGCCGCCTATCTTGTTTATCGTCTGGCGCGCCTTGATACCCAGATTGAACGCTTGAAGAAGAGAATAGAGGACCTCGATGGCTCGGAATAAGTCAGCGGCAGGCAAGCTCTCCATAGGAGACCTTCGCACCCTTATTAACAAAACCTCCGGCATGGAGGTGGCTTATAATCTTAATGATGAAAACCCCACCGAAGTAAAGGAATGGATCCCCACAGGATCGCGCTGGCTCGATAGTATTATTTGCCGCGGCAAACTTACAGGCATTCCGGTTGGTAAGATATCAGAGATCGCTGGTTTAGAATCAACAGGCAAATCTTTTATGGCCGCACAGATTGCTGGCAACGCCCAGAGACTGGGCATGAACGTAATCTACATGGATGCCGAGTCCGCGATCGATCCTACCTTCTTGGAGCGTGCAGGGTGTAACTTAGAGACACTTATTTACGTACAGGTTCAGTCAGTTGAGCAAGTGCTTGAAACTATTGAACAAATCCTCAATAGTGGAGCGGAAAGAACGCTGTTTATTTGGGATTCGCTCGCCCTTACTCCGTCTATATCCGACGTAGAGGGAGATTTCAACCCTCAATCATCGATGGCAGTGAAGGCTCGCATTCTCGCCAAGGGAATGTCTAAGCTCACAGTACCGATCGCCAACAGTCAATCGACCTTTCTGGTTCTCAACCAGTTGAAGACTAATATCACGAGGTTTCCGGCTGAGGCAATGGTGACTCCCTATGTCACCCCGGGAGGGAAGGCAATGATTTATGCCTACTCTCTGCGTGTGTGGCTGACGGGGCGCAAGGCCAAGGCCAGCTTTGTCCTGGACGACAACGGATTTCGAATTGGATCAGAGGTAAAGGTTAAGCTTGAGAAGTCTCGCTTTGGAACGCAGGGTCGCAACTGTGCCTTCAAAATTTTATGGGGCGAAGAGGTTGGGATTCAAGATGAAGAATCATGGTTTGAAGCCATTAAGGGTTCTGAAAGAATTAAGAGAGCGGGCGCATGGTATTCCTTAGTATACGCAGACGGCACTGAAGAAAAGTTTATGGGCTCTCATTGGGTAGACAAGCTGCAAGATGAAAAGTTCCGAAATCGTGTGCTAGAAATTATGGATGATGAGATTATTATGAAGTTCGACAAGCGCATTGGCGAGGCACAAGAATTTTATACGCTTGAGGGCGAAGAGTAGTCTACTTTTCTATTGACAACGGGGCTCCTATGGGTTATACTTATAGGAGCTTTTGTTATTGGAGTTGGGGTGAGTAAAAATAGGCGTTATATTTCTCTCGCAAAGAAGGTTGCAGAACAATCAGACTATGGAAAGTTTAGACATGGCGCCGTCCTTGTTAGGGGTAGCTCAGTAAGGAACATGGCCTATAATAAGCATCGTCATTGTCATTTCGGGAAAAGATTTCGAGAGGCCAATACGGGTAACGCCACCCTTCATGCAGAGCTGGGAGTCATTCTGGGCATGGACCGCACCGTTACACAGGGCGCCACTGTTTACACAGCCCGAGTTAATAAAGAAGGGGCCCCTCGTATGAGTAAGCCGTGCCCCATGTGTGAAAGTGCCATGCGCCACGTCGGGATTCGCCGCGTGGTTTACACAGATCGAAACGGGAGAATCGAGAGTATGAGATTATGAAAAGAGTAATGATAGTAGATGCCTTAAATATGTATTTTAGGGCTTATATAGTAGACCCGAGCTTGTCGACAAACGGCCAGCCGATAGGAGGCGTCAAAGGTTTCTTAAAGATACTACAGAAGCTAGCTCGGGACCTCAACCCTGACATGATAGCTATTTGTTGGGACGGACCCGGGGGTTCCCTTAAGCGACGCCAGATTGTTAAGGAATATAAACAAGGTCGTAAGCCCATTCGTCTTAATCGTGAAACTAATTTGACGGAGAACGAAGAGTTGGAGAATAAAATATGGCAACAGGCGAGGCTACTAGAGTATCTTAATCAGTTGCCGGTCGTCCAATATATGTTTCCTGAAGTTGAAGCAGATGATGTGGTGGCATACATAGCTCAGTCTCAGCAGTTTAGTGGATGGCAAAAAATTATTGTCTCAAGCGACAAAGATTTTCTCCAGCTATGTGATGCCGAAACCGTACTGTTCCGCCCCATTCAAAAGAAGGTTCATAATCGCAACAACGTGGTAGAAGAATACGGCATCCATCCTAAAAATTTTGCTGCAGCCCGGGCTATCGCGGGCGATAAATCTGACAACCTGAAGGGCATCCGAGGGGCCGGCCTTCCCACCATTAAAAAGAGACTTCCGTTTCTTGAAAAAAATAAAAATTTTTCTTTGACAGAGATTGTTGAGTATTGTCGAGGCTTTAACCCAGATGACAAAAGGCGCCCTAAATTTTATGAGGACGTAACACAAAACGAAAAGATAATTAGATTAAATTATCGCCTCATGCAATTGTATACTCCTAGCATTTCTATGCAAACTCAGAAGAAAATTGACTATGGGTTTGATCAGTTCGTTTACGATTATAATCGTACTGAGTTTATTAAGATGATGAGCGAAGATGGTTTTGGAGTTTTTAATTGGACGGATCTCTACGCCATTATGAATCGTATTTCGGTTGACAAGCCGATGCACACAGAGTGAATATAAAGATGGAAACCAACAAGCAGCCTACGGATTTTTCTCGATATGGGAAAGCATTTCAAGAACAATTATGTATGGTTATACTAGATGATCGTCCTTTTGCTGACCAGATCGAAGATATATTAAGTGTAGACTTTTTAGAACTCCGGTATCTCCGTTTGTTTATAGGCCAAGTTTTCAGTTATCGCAAAAAATACGGGGTGCATCCGAGCCGCCAAATCATGGCGACCATTTTACGGTCGGGAATCGATGATACTAATCCACTTACCCAACAACAGGTGCGCGAGTTTTATGCTCGTGTTATGAGCGCTCAACTACAGAACGTCGAGTATATTAAAGAGACGTCATTAGATTTTTGCCGTAAACAAAACCTCAAAGGTGCAATGATCAAGTCGATTGAACTGCTTCAGTCGTCCTCCTTTGATGAAATTTCTAAAGTAATTAATGATTCGTTAAAGCTAGGCGCAGATAACAATGAAGGTTACGACTGGAAAAAAGACTTCGAAGAAAGATTTAAACCCCGCTTCCGAGCGCCCGTGTCTACGGGCTGGCCCCTGATAGATGGTCTCATCCAGGGGGGTCTGGGGCAAAAAGAATTGGGTGTTGTAATAGCCCCCACCGGCGCGGGAAAGTCAATGGCCCTGGTGCATTTGGGTTCGGCCGCGGTGTGTGAGGGCAAAACGGTAATTCACTATACCTTAGAGCTACAGGACACTGTGATTGGTTGCCGCTATGATAGCTGTATTACACAGATACCTCTGGGTAATCTTTCGTCTTTTAAAGAAAAAATTTATGAAGAGGTACAGGACATTGAGGGGCGCCTAATTATTAAAGAATACCCCACCAAGTCTGCCAGCACCCAGACCTTAAAAAATCATTTAGAAAAGCTTAGGATGAAGGACGTTAATATTGATCTGATAATTGTTGATTATGCTGATCTCTTGAAGCCGATTACAGCTCAAAGAGAAAAAAGAAACGAGCTGGAGTCTATTTATGAGGAGCTGCGAGGGCTTGCACAAGAGTATGGTTGTCCTGTGTGGACCGCCTCTCAAACTAATCGCTCCGGGCTGAACGCAGAAGTCGTGACCATGGAATCCATATCCGAAGCCTTTAATAAGTGTTTTGTTTCGGACTTCATTGTCTCTTTGTCTAGAACGTCTGAGGATAAGATAGCAAACACGGCTCGAATGTTTATTGCAAAAAATAGAAACGGGCCCGACGGTATGGTATACCCACTTTTCATGGACACTTCCAATGTTTGTATAAAGGTGCTGGAACCCACCTATGGAGAAGATGAAGAAGGGGTCAGTCCCAAGAGCCAGAAGCAGAAGTTGGCGGAAAAATATCAAAAATTTAAGAAGAACAAGAACGGAGAATATTAACAATGTACACAGAGAAGGAAGTTTACGAGGCCAGCAGGGCCTATTTTGATGGTGATGAACTGGCGGCCAACGTCTTCATGACTAAATATTGTTTACGAGACAACCGAGGCAGCTTTCTCGAACGAACCCCCGATGATATGCATCGTCGTATGGCCAAAGAATTTGCGCGTATAGAAGAAAAGTTTGAAGCTGGCAAAAATTCTTATCTCACCGAAGATGAAATTTACTCTTTCTTAAAAGACTTTAAGCACGTTGTCCCGCAGGGTTCTCCTATGATGGGCATAGGAAATGATTATGTTAATGTATCTCTCTCTAACTGTGTTGTAGTTGACAACCCCCAAGATAATATTTCGTCCATTGTGGACGCCGGGAAGGACCTTGCTAATCTATTTAAGCGACGGTGCGGTGTCGGCTTGGACATTAGCTGCCTGCGTCCTGAAGGGGGCCTTGTTAATAATTCTGCTCGCACTACTACTGGGGCTTGGAGTTTTGCGGATTTCTATTCTTACGTCTGTCGTATGATTGGCCAGAATGGTCGACGTGGAGCGCTGATGATTTCTATGGACGTGCGCCATCCCGACATTGAGAAGTTTATTACCATGAAACAGGACCTTACTAAAGTTACCGGCGCCAATGTATCCATTAAAATAAGTGATAACTTTATGACCGCGGTAGAAAACAATGAATCGTTTGTTTTACAGTTCCCGGTCGATGCCACAACCCCCGACTACACGTGTGAAGTGGATGCAGTCGCCCTCTGGAATAAGATAGTGGAGTCTGCGACGCGCACAGCGGAGCCGGGCCTCTTGATGTGGGATAACATTATTAATTTTTTGCCGGCTCATGAGTATGAAGAGTTTAAAACCCTGACCACCAATCCGTGTGGAGAAATCCCTCTTTCTGCTTATGATAGTTGTCGTTTGGTTTCTTTAAATTTAAAACATTTAGTAAAAAAACCCTTCAGTGAAAAGGCTCAGTTTGATTTTAACAAGCTTAAGCAAATTGTTTCTGTTGGCATGCGCCTGTCTGATGATTTGGTTCAATTGGAAATTGAAAAGCTACACCGTATGGTGAATGTTGCAGATACTCCAGATGAAAAAGAGCTATGGGGAAAACTCCTGCATGCCTGTGAAAGAGGTCGCCGTACGGGCCTGGGCACACACGGCCTTGCGGACGCCATTGCACGATTAAATTTACGATATGATTCCCCCGAAGCTCTTCTCATTATAGAGGAGATATATGAAACTTTGCGCAACTCTGCCTATGAAGAAAGTGTTTATCTGGCTCAAGAGCGGGGAAGCTTCCCAGCCTTTGAGTGGGCCCGGGAAGAAAACAACGCGTTCATTAAGAGTCTACCTGAGGATCTACAAAAATTAATTGCTATTCACGGGCGCCGTAATATATCTATTCTAACCAACGCGCCTACCGGATCGGTGTCGATTTTATCTCAAACTTCCTCAGGAGTGGAGCCTGTTTTTCGTAACTCCTACGTCCGACGGAGAAAACTATCACATGACGAAGCGGCCTCCCCGGCAGATTTTGTGGACGACCTGGGGGATCGATGGACGGAGTATACAGTTTTCCACCACAACGTACGGGAGTGGAGAGAGGTGTGGGGGAAGGTACCCGATGGCCCCCTTCCTTCTTTTTTTGTGGAGTCGAACAAAATTGATTGGGAGCAGCGCATTTCTGTGCAAGCTGCTATTCAAAAAAGTATTGATCACTCTATCAGCTCAACAATTAATTTACCCAAGGGGACGGACCCGGCACTCGTGTCCACTTTATATTTACAGGGGTGGAAGCAGGGTCTTAAGGGCATTACCGTCTATGTTGATGGCGCCCGCTCTGGGGTCTTGGTCCCTTCCTCCGTGGAAACGCTTTTCCCCCAACACACGGCCCCGCGCCGCCCGCCGGAGCTACCTTGTACAATACACCACACCACCATACAGGGGGAAAGGTGGGTTATTTTGGTGGGCCTACTAGAAGGGAAACCTTATGAAGTGATGGGAGGACTGGCAAATTTAGTCGAGATTCCGAAACGCTACACCGAGGGGATTTTAGTTAAAAATCCACGCAAGACCATGAACTCTGTTTACGACTTAAAAATAGGACGCAATGGTGATAGCATAGTGGTGCGGGACCTTGTGCGGGTGTTTGACAACCCCAACCATTCGGCGTTTACGCGCCTCATCTCGCTTGGTTTCCGACACGGAGCGAGCGTACAGTATATTGTAGAGCAGATGCAGAAAGAAAAAGATTCAGATATGTTTAGCTTTGCCAAGTGCGTGGCTCGTATCCTTAAGGGATACATAATAGATGGCACAGAGGCTACCGACCATCACTGCCCAGAGTGCACCTCTGATGGGCTTATATATGTGGAGGGCTGCGTGACCTGTAAAGCATGTGGCTACGCTAGGTGCGGATAGGAAAGAGTAATGGAATTTATACCTTTAAGAAATAACATTGTAATTAGTTTTATTGAAACAGGCGAGGAGACGTCGGCAATTTTGCTGCCCTCAGAATATCGTCCCACGGACACCCCCTATGAGGTGGTGCGCGTTGTGGGGCATCACCCCGGGCCCGAGTGCGATGTGCGCTGGGTAGAAGAGGATTTGGTTGTGGTAGAGGCACACATGATTCGACAATTTGAATACGACGGCGTATCTTATCACCTGATCGCAGAGAATCATGTCATTGGACGCTTTGCGAATCTGTCGTGAGACTATTTAAGATATGACTAAGTTAAATATTGCAGAGCTGCGAAAGATAATTGAAAAGACGAGATCCTCAGCTCTTCTGAGTACCCCGGCCAAGCCCGTGTTGTCAGAATCCTCTCTCTCTCGTGTGATGCACCACATGGATGAGCATGAAACTGCGATCGTCACCGCTTTTCGAAACGACCCTAGTGATATGGTGGGGTGCACCGATGCTACTAAAAATAAAGATAAAGAGATGTCAGACGGCTCTCCCAAGGTAATTAATAAGAAGCGCAACAAAGAACTAAAAGCTGTTTTGCTATCCTTTGGCTACGGCGTAACAAAGGTGGACGGTTCGTATATAGAAAATTTTGATACGCCCAAGGCTCATGAGGTGGCGGAGGAAAGTTTTTTTGTTGTCAATTTGAAAGATTCGCGTGATTTTGTTGAGGACATGGCCATGCTGGGAGAGGAGTTCTGCCAAGACTCTGTGTTGGTGATACCCAAGGGGGGAGACGAGGCGTATCTATTGGGCACCAACGATACGGAGTTCCCGGGGTACGGCGAGAAGGTTGAAGTGGGAACTCGGAAGTTTGGAGGGGAAGCAGAGTTTATGACGCGCGTCGGCAAGCGGCCCTTTACCTTTGGTGAGGGCTTGCAAACCTATGAAGGTCTTTCCCGCATGCAGAGGATGGCAGTTAAAAGTATGGCCCGGAAAATTTTAAATGCTGCAGCCCCCCGTACTAAAAACATCTAAACTGGTTGTAGGCCACTCTTTACAGGCGTTGCGCTTCGCGTTAGAAAATTCGGCTATGCTCTTGCTCAATCATGAGCTTAAGCCACACTCAATCGAACAGCCCTCCCAACACGATGAATGGAATGTGCTTTCTTTTCGCCTCGGACTGCGGGGCCTCAGCCCGATTCCTTCTGCCGTCCGGTCTATCCGCATAGACGAGCGAATAGCTAACGTGGCTACAGAATTTTATAGAAAGATACAAATTAAATTTGAGCAGCTCTATCTTTTTGATTTAGAAAGAGTAGAGGGGTTGCCTGTAAAAGAAAATATTATGGAGTACGTTGTCTACGACTGGTTTAATATTAAACGGGGAGCAAAGCAACCATCTTGTAGTATACTCGGGTCGGACAAGTTTATTAATAAGGTGGTCTTTTACCCTTCCGTCCGCCGCGATGGGAACACTGGTTTAATAAAAGATTGTTATACCAAATCCTATGTGGAGGGGAAAAACTTAATGGAGTTCGATTATTGTGCCACCGTAGTACGCCTAGGCACCGCCGCGGCAATAAAGAACATGGGGTTCAAGGGCCCCGCGCGCCATATAAACGGCAAGCAACATAATTTAAATCTTGTCCTCGAACACGATAGGCGCGAAGTGTTCAAACATCGAAAAGAATTTATTGGGCATGATCTCTTACCGTCCTATATTAAGTGTTGTAATATATCTATATAATGGAAAATTCTAAGCAAAACCCTAATTCGTTTCATCTGGCTGGTATCGTTCCTGTGGCGGGCGCCCCCGACACCCTCCAGTTAGAGTGGCCTAGCAGCTTGATTCCTATCGCCCCGGCCTATACTGCGCTGGAGGCGGCTGTGGCCGAGTGTGCCCACATGGGATGTGAAACTATATGGATAGTAAGTAATGATGATGTGGCGCCCCTCCTCAAGCATCGACTGGGAGATTACGTTCGCGACGTAGACAGCTTAGAGCGCGGCGCCTTCATTAATTTTTCTTCCACCGCCTACAAAGAAATTCCTATTTATTACGTTCCGGTTCATCCCACCCACCGGGATAAGATAGATTGTTACGCGTGGTCTATTTTGCATGGCGCCAATGTGGCTTACTGGATGTGTCGTCGTCTCTCTCGGTGGCTTATTCCGGACCAGTATTATGTTAGTTTTCCCCACGGGATATACGATCTCCAGAGCTTAAAGCCCGCGCGCTCTTTATTGAGAGATAAGACACCGCTTTATTTTTCTTACGACGGGGAGACCGTTGGGGACGATCGCCCTCTCCCGTTTACATTTGACGCGTCTGAGTGGCGACGAGCGCGTGATATAATTAAATCTAATTCTCGTACCTACTATCCTCCGGAGCCGGGAGAAGCAATGCCGACCCGCAAACTCCCTGTGGACGAAAGGCTCCTCTCCCGGCGTTATAATTTGGGAGATGTATTTGGGGGAGGCCCGATTCATGAGGGAAAAAACTTTCCTCTAGAATGGTTTTATGACTTGACAACGTGGGACGGATATTGTACACTATTAACATCAGCTCATCGTGGAAACATACAACGACCATCACAGTTGGTTTTTCCGCGCGGCACTTTAAATAAACTAGGAGACACAGCATGACAGACAAGAGAAAGATATCAGAAATCCCCTTTGTGGGGCTGCACGCACACAGCGTAGCGGGTTCTATTTTTGATGCGATTGGCTACCCCCCAGAACATATGAATTTTGCTTATCAAAATGGGAGTAGCGCACTGGCTCTTACTGATCATGGAAATATGAATGGCTATAGCTACCAGCTTCTCCATTGGAAAAAGATGTTGTCGGAAGGAAAAGAATTTAAGGCCATCTTTGGGGTGGAAGCTTACTTTTTACCAAGCATCGAAGACTGGCGCGCTGAATATGACAGAGCTAGAGAAGATGCCAAGCGGGCTAAGAAGCTGGCCAAGGAGGGGTCTGCGCACGCCACCGTCGAGGACGAGGGCGAAAGCAAAAAAGGCCAGGATATTTTAAAGCGACGACGTCATCTTATTTTGTTGGCTCAAAACCAGACTGGTTTAAATAATATTTTTAAGTTAATCTCGGAGAGCTACCGAGATGAAAACTTTTATCGCTACCCTCGTGTAGACTTCGATCTTCTAGCAAAATATTCAGAGGGGGTACTTGCCGCGTCCGCATGTTTAGGCGGCGTCTACGCTGGCAACTATTGGGAGAATCGAGACGCGGGATCGGAGGCGGTCCTTGATGCCATGCGTGGTACTACTCGTCGCATGATTGAAATTTTTGGGGACCGATGGTACGGCGAACTGCAGTGGAATAAAATTCCAGAGCAGCACGAACTTAATCAATACATTGTCCAAATGCACCAGGAGTTTGGAATTCCTTTAATTTCTACTGCGGATAGCCACTACCCTACCCCCGATGCCTGGAAGGACCGGGAGTTATACACGCGCCTAGGCTGGCTTGGAAAGGGTGGGCTTCCAGAATATATGGATGCGGAACTCCCCATCGATGTGGAGGATATCGGATATGAAATCTATCCTAAAAACGGGGACGAGATGTGGGCCAGCTACAAGAAATATTCCGAAGAGACGGGCAACGTTTACGATGACGATTTGATTTTTGATACAATAGTGAAGACTCATTACATCGCTCATGAAATTATTGAAGATTTTGAACCGGATGTGAGCGTTAAGTTGCCTGATTTTGTTGTCCCCCCCGGGACCACAGCGACTGCGGCCCTCACACAGCTTGCTATTGATGGGCTGCGTTCGCGCTCGCTTCATAAATTTTCTGATTATGTTGAACGATTGAAGATGGAGATTAAAGTTATCGATGACCGCGGCTTTAGTAAATACTTTTTAACCATGAAGGCAATTGTGGACAAGGCAAACTCGCGCCAGCTCACTGGCCCGGGCCGCGGCTCCGCAGCGGGCTCGCTTGTGGCATACGTTTTGGGGATCACTCAGATTGATCCCATCAAGCACGGGCTTCTTTTCGAAAGATTTTTGCGACGTGACGCCACCGATTATCCAGATATCGACTATGATGTAGCCGAGCCCATGGAACTTAAGGAAGCGCTTGCGCAGGAGTGGGGAGAGAACACAGTGGTTCCGATCTCTAATTGGAACACACTACAACTACGTTCGTTGATCAAGGATATTTCAAAATTTTATGGCATTCCTTTCCCGGAGGTAAATAAAGTTACGAGTATGATGATTAAAGAGGCGACACCGGAGGCGAAGCGTCGACACGGTATCAAAGCTGGTGTGTACGCTCCGACATGGGAAGAGGTGATGGAACTTAGTCCGTCTCTCCGAGGATTTCTGGTTAAGTATCCCGATTTAAAAACACACGTGGAGGCCCTGGTGGGACAGGTGCGTTCGTGTTCGCGTCATGCTGGCGGCGTCTTAATAGCTGACAACCTTGACCAGCATATGCCACTGATTAACTCAGGCGGAGTTCGACAAGCCCCATGGGCCGAAGGACAAAACGTACGCCACCTGGAGCCGCTCGGATTTATTAAGTTTGATTTGTTGGGCCTCTCTACTTTGCGCATGATTGATGGAGCGATCCGTCACATTCTTCAGCGCCACCATGGTAATGCGGAGCCAACCTTCGAAGAGGTAAAAGCTTTTTATAAGGAGAACTTACATCCCGATGTGATAGATTTTAATGACGAGACTGTGTATCAAAATATTTTTCATAAGGGAAACTGGGCTGGTATCTTCCAGTTCACTGAGGAACCGGCTCAACAATTTTGTCAGCGTGCCAACCCCGAGAGCTTGATTGATATCTGTGCCATCACTTCGATTTTTAGACCGGGACCCCTGGCTGCCAACGTGCATGACCAGTACGTGAATGCGAAGCGCAATCCGGACGACGTCTATTATCTTAATGATATAGTGCGCGATGTAACTGAGGAGAGCTATGGGTTTCTAATTTTTCAAGAACAGATAGCCCTGTTGGCACACCGGCTGGGGGACGGGCTGACCCTTGACGAAGGAAATCTTTTGCGAAAGGTGCTGACGAAGAAGGGTACTGGCAAGGCCGCCCAAACGAAGAAGCGCCTACATAAAAAGTTTATTTCTGGTTGCACCAAGAAGGGCATAAACCAGCACAAGGCGGAAGATTTGTGGAAAACCTTTGAGTATTTTTCAGGGTATGGGTTTAATAAGTCTCATGCAGTGTCATACTCAGCTATTTCATTTCAATGTGCGTGGCTGTTAAATTATTATCCTTCCGAGTGGATGGCCGCCTTTTTAGATAAAGAGCCCGAGTCTCGGAAGGAGCGGGCTATAAATATTGCTAAAAGCTACGGCTTCACAATTCAGAAAGCTGACTTGAATAGTTCTGGCGCGGTATGGGAGATTGACTCGGAGGATCCGATGACTTTGATACAACCTCTCAGTTCCATTAAGGGCCTGGGGGATAAGGCGATTGAGCAGATTCTTCTGCACCGCCCCTTCGATTCGGTAGAAGAGTTAATATTTAACGAGGAAATTGTTTACTCCAAATTAAATAAGAAAGCCTTGGATGTTTTAATCCGTT